CTAGTCCAGAACGCCAGTCCTTGGGCGAGTCTTCCGCATATTCAAAGGTAGATGACATAGGGTCAGCAAGACAACCAGTTTGCACACCCCAATAAGTGCCTTGGTAATTGGTAATAGGTGAAGCACAAAGAACATGGGTATGACCTGTAATGATGTTTGTGTTACCAGCCGCCAACAAATTAGCATAACCAGCCGTACGGCCTCCACGAAGCCGATGCTTGACTACTGTATGTTCTCCAATCCAAAAAGACCAGCAAGTTTCCCAATTAGGAAAATGGTATTTAAGGCTAAAACCATCTACACCGCTATATTCTGGTACTTTGTTAACTAACCAGGACTCATAACGCATATCGTGATTACCTAATGTCCAAATTAAACGACATCCAGCAGGTCTAACCTTTTCTATTTCATCAAGGTGATAGCGGCAAGCATTTAATTCTTCTAATACTGTAGGCTTTTGTTCATAGTTAATAGATGGGAAACGGCTAAGAACCTGCCCATCAAAAGCATCGCCATTACAAATAATGACCTCTGGCTTAAAAGTTTTAATCATTAAAAGCAATGCTTTAAATGCTGTGGTTGTGGTATCAGTAAAGTGTGCGTCTGAAAAGACAATAACTCTTTTAACTTTATCTATATCAATGCCTCTGCGGACATTATGTGCAGCTTGGTCTACCTTTTTAACATAGGCTGGGTTTTGACTATTAAATGTATCTAATTTAATTTTAAGTCTATTTTCTATTGACCTGCGCCTAGTCATAACATTTCTAACTGCTATTCCATGTAATTTGGCAAATTCACTTGGGCTACCTACTTTATTCCAAGATTCAATCCATTGTTCATCCGTTAAACGATTGTTAGCCATGAAATTTACCCTATAATCAATAAGTTACCAAATACTAACTCAAATAATGTCATTCGCTAAAAAAGTAGATAAAAACCAAGCAAGTGTTGTAAAAACGCTACGAGATAATGGTGCTGATGTTTACCTTCTACACATGGTAGGTAAAGGGATTCCAGACCTTTTAGTAGCATATGAAGGACATACTATTTTAATTGAAGTTAAAGATGGCGCACATAAAGTCTTTACACCTGACCAATTAAAGTTTATAGCTGGTTGGAAAGGTGGGCATTTATATCGAGTAAATTCTAGCGAAGAAGCATTAGATGTATTAAAATCATTAAAAATGGAGTAATTATGACTGAAACCGCTAATGTTGCTATGTTTGCTGCCACTTTGTTGCATAGCGCAACGAATACGCACTTTTTCCATTGGTCAACTAATTCTTACTCCCAGCACAAAGCATTGGGTAAATACTACGATGAGATAGTTGAATTAACAGATGACTATGTAGAAACTTACATGGGTTGCTACGAACAGATTAAAGTGTTTCCAAGCGTCTATCATCAACCTAAAGATGCGCTTAAGTATATGGAATCATTGAAGAATTTTGTAAATGAAGCCAATACAGATTTGCCGCAAAAACAAGAATTGATTAACATTGTTGCAAATATACAACAACTAATTGATTCAACCATCTACAAACTTAAATACCTAAAGTAAGGGTTTACCATGCCATTAGATAAATCAGGGTCAGCCCAAAGCGTAGGCAAGAACTACAAGACTGAAGTTGCTGCCGGTAAGCCAAAGAAACAAGCATTGGCGATTGCATTGTCAGAACAACGCACCCATGCTAAAGGCAAAGTAAAAGCTAAATTAGAAGCTGCTTACGAAAAGTACATGAAATGAAACACATGACAAGAAGCTACCCCCCAGAAAACGCTATGTTGCGCCCGCACAAAGAATCAACGCTTGAAAAGCAACAGAAGAAGCGTCAAGACCATAATCCTCCATTAGAGTTAGACGAAAGTGGTATTCTCAATAAGAAAGCCAATGAAAGAATGAAGCGTAAGCAAGCATTAATGGATGCAATGAACAAGAACCACGACCCTGACATCGTTGGATAAATTATGGCCTGGACAGATAAATTAGCAGAATTTCTCCGTTTAAATGACGGACAACAAGCCTATACAGGCTATCCACAAATGCAAGTGGGCTTAAATAGGCCACGCCAAGCAGGTGCAGTTACAGGTTTTTTGGAAAGCGCTACTGGCATGGAATCTATGCAGCCTAAAAACCCTATTACAGACCCCAATTATGCCTCTTATGAACAAGGCAAAAGTTATGGCGACTTAGCAAATGCAGCTTTAATGGCAACCCCAGCAGGTATAGCTTTAGCTAGAAACCCTCAAGTATTAGCAAGGGCTGCAAGTCCTTTATATCGCCCCCAAGTTACTACAGAAGCAGCCGTAACCCCCAGCAAAACTCTTTTAAATGCTTCCGGCAATCCTGAAGCAGAATTATTAAGCGCCCAGCGTTATCAAACAGCAGCAAGTCCATCATTATTGCGTGATGTAGCCCAAAGGCAGGGTTTTTGGGAAGGTGAAAGTAATCCATTGTTTGTAGCTAAAGCGCAAAGAACTTTAAATGTAAGTAAAAACCCTTCATTGTTAAAAGATGTGGCCCAGACCGCAGAAAACTTAGAACAGGCAGGTGCAGCAGTAACTAGAGTGACACCTTTACCTTATGGTGATTTATCTAAAGGTAACGCTGCATTATTGACCAGAAACGGTAAGCCTTTAACCAATGAAGATATTAAAGAATTAAACAAAGCATTGGGTGGTTTTGGTGATACTGTAGTCCAACACAGGGCAGGTGGTGAAGGATTAATTTTTAAAGGTGGTTGGGATGATTCTGTAAGCTTGCAAGAAATAGTAGACAAAGCTAAAACTACTATTCCAGGATTAAAAATTAGACCAGGATTGTCTACCGAAGGTATTGACCGTAAATATTTTGAACGCCCTGATTACCCTCAATTTGGGGCAACACCTAGGGAAACTAACCGTCAAGGCCAATTAACCCAGGCATTTGATGAATTACTAAAAGCTAAAGGTTATAGACAGGAGTAAAGTCTATTACTTTGTATTTGTTATGCAGCCAAGGAGTAGACACTAAATGTTTACCTTTTGGCGGTTCGTTAAAATAAAGTAAATATGCTTTTTCGTATTCTTCCCTAGATTTTAAAATTGCTTTTGCAGCATTAGAACTATTGCCAGGGTAATGTGATAAATACGCTTCACAAGCCAATTCAACTGATTTAGGCGCAGGAAAAGCATCATTTTCCCACCTATTGTAAGTAACTCTGTGAACCCCCAAGAGTTCTGCTGCTTTCTCCTGGGGTATTTCAAGTATTTGTCGCCATCGTTTAATGTCATAAGTCATTTCTTACTCCCTGGAAGAATAATCCCGAAGGATTTTTTTAGTGGTATGGCCCGAAGGCAAATAGTCTGGCGCATCCAAAGTAGGCAATTTGTCCGCATAAGCAAGCAATGGTTCAAATACACCTAATGCTTCACGCCATGTGTCTTGTTCTGAATAACCCCTGCGTACACAGGTATAAACACAGTCAGTACGATATAAAAGATGTTTCATGTAGTTTTCCTTAAATATTCTTGGAATAAATTGAATATGTATAGCCGTCTTTTTTAGCATTTAATTCATCCGCTATTTGTTGGGCTTGGCTTTCAAAGTAATACAAAGTAGTTGAAATGCCACATAGACCTTCAGCACTAATACATTTAATAAAATATGCGTTCATTTGTATTTCTCCTTAAGCGTAAGCTGTCCAATGGGATTTAGGGAATATTGCTTTATTACCAATTTTTGCAACTGGTGTAACTTTCCAAGCATTAGAAAAACTATTGATTCTGATGCGTGCTTCTGATGTTTCGCTATCTTTTTGAATAAGTTTTTTAAATGGTTTGCCAATAAATGAACCTTGTACCGGTACGCACTCACCACTTAAATAGGCTGTTTCTTCAGTTAATTGGCTAATAGCACAGAAAGTAGCTGTTTTGCCTGTGATAGAAATAACCTCGTAATAATCAATATTAGTTTGGTCATAGCCCCAAGAAGAACGGAATACATCACCAACTTCTACACCATGATTAGCTGTAGCTACTGCTTTTTTAGCTTTGCGTTCTGCTTTACGGTTTGCATGGGCGCTTACCCATTCAAAAGTTTTATTAACTTCTGCTAAACGCTGTTCTGCATTTTTAAAACGATAGTGCCATGTAGGCTTAACTGCACGACCTACAAAACATAGACCACCTATTGTTGGTGATTCTTTGTAATAGATTTGAATACCCAAATCTTGGTCATCCCAAGATAACTCGTAACCTTCTGGTATATAGCGTTCTGTGTTTTTCATTTAATTCCCCTTTTAAAAACATTGATGAGTTACTGCATGACTCCAATGTAACAGATTGCTACACTATTTGTATAGGGACTTACCCTAATATTTTTATATGTGTTGCTTTTTTGCAATTCATGTAGAATATGCCTATACAAATCAACCACTTGAGAATGTATGGACAATAAAGTAGAAGAAAATAGAAAAAAGACTGGTGGTCGTAAGCCAGGAGTGCCTAATAAGGTCACTCAAGAGGCTAGAGAGGCTGTCAAAGCATTGCTTGATGCTAACCTACCATATTTACAGGTATGGCTTCAGACGACTGCTGATGGCGTTTATGACGACCTAGCAGGAAAGTGGATTGTCCCACCTAATCCAGGTAAAGCCTGCGACATAGTACAAAACTTAGTTGAATACTCTGTACCTAAACTTGCAAGAACTGAAGTTGTAGGAGATGAGAAAGCACCTCAACGCATGGTGGTGTCTTGGAAGAAATAAAGTTAATGCAAGGGGATTGCTTAGAATTAATGAAAACTATTTCTGATAAGTCTATAGACGCTATTATTTGCGATTTGCCTTATGGCACTACAGCTTGTAAATGGGATAGCGTAATACCTTTTGAACCCCTTTGGGCACAATATAAGCGCATTATTAAAGATAATGGGGCAATAGTGCTTACTGCAAGCCAGCCATTTACAACTGCTTTAATTGCATCAAATATTAAACAATTTAAATATTGCCTCGTTTGGGACAAAACTAAAAGTGGTAATTTTGCTTTAGCAAAAAAACAACCCATGAAATCACATGAAGATATTTGTTTATTTTATGTAAAACAACCAACATATAATCCTCAAATGGAAATTCGTGGAAAAATAAGAAAAAAAGGCGGTGGCTTGCCATCTGATAATTTTGGAATAACTCCAACAATTTCTTACAACAATTTTTATTACCCAAAAAGTATATTAACTTTTTCTACTGGTTCAAGATTAGACCATTATCATCCAACACAAAAGCCTATAGCTTTAATGGAATATCTTGTAAAAACCTATACAAATCAAGGTGATACTGTGCTTGATAACTGCATGGGTTCAGGCACTACTGGTATAGCTTGTAAGAACTTAGAACGTAAGTTTATAGGCATTGAACAAGACGCCAATTACTTTGAAATAGCCTCAAAACGCATATATGGATGATGTTTTAGAGGTAGAGTTAGACTACCAGCCTAGAGAAGTATTTTTAGATTTCCATGATAGACAGCAGCGTTGGGCTGTCATTGTGGCGCATAGACGATGTGGTAAAACTGTTAGCTGTATTAACGAACTAATCTATAAAGCCTTAATTGAAGGCAAACCTGATGGGAGATATGCTTATGTTGCACCTTATTACAGCCAAGCTAAAAACATTGCTTGGGACTACCTTTTGCGATTCTCT